ATCAACATACTCTACTTTTATTCCTTCTGCTTTATTAAAAGAATTTTTTACAGCACCTATACCTAATGTAACTAAATCTTGATTAAATCTTCTGCTTATTAACTCGTATTTATTTTTATCAAAAACACTATTTATAGCTTCTTCTTCAGCTATTTCAATACTTTGCTTATAGTTTAATTGCATATGTAAAGATACTTCTTCTTGGTTTTCAGGAAGATCATCTTGACTCATGTTTGATTTAAATGTATCTAAACCAAAGCTGTCTTTAACTATTTGTTTAAACTCTTTAGCATACACATCACTTAATATATTATCTGCATAAGCAGTTCTTTTTTGTATTGAAGCTGGATCTTGTGAGTATGCTTTTATGTCATAAGATCTATCACTCATACCGTTTACAACTATATCTACAAACTTAGGTATGATAGGCACTGGTTTCCAGTCTAAATTAAGATACGATAAATCACCATTAATAGATAATTCATCTTTATATTTTTTAATTGATTGCTCACCTCTAGCATATAGTCTTAAATTATGGAAAGATTCTTTGAACATTCCATATCTATTGTATGAGCCATTAGTGTTAAACCACTCATGTTCTATAGCGCTACCAACCTTTGAGCCGTATTCCATTGACATTTTTTCTACATCACTAACAGCTTGGCTAGGGAAAGCGGTTTTACTACCTGTTCTAATCATTATTACATTATTTGTGATCTTATACCTCTATTGTTATACTTTTTAATACCGAGGTTTATTGATTTTATTGTTCGTTCTTGAGTTGGTTTATATAGGTTTTTATTACAAGCCATTAAAGCTAAACCAGAACTTATTGATGCATCAAATTTAGTTCTGTTATTTATATCAAATTTTGACCAGTCTTCTAATGTTCTATTAAAAAACATATCGCCATAACTATCTCCTAATTGTCCTACATAGTTTTCAATATAACTTTCTATAGCAGCAGCATGAGCTTGTTTAATATCTTCACTTGAGTTTGGTATACCACCTATTTCTTTTTCTGCAACAGATAATTTATTCCAAACTTTATCAGGCCTATTCATTGAATAACCTCTATAGCCTCTACGTTTTAAATAATATAAAAGTCTAGGTTTATTATTCTCTGCAAGTATTGGCATACCGTAAAATACTAAAGCCATTAAAACATCTTCAAAAAATATTTCAGCTGTCTGTGGTCTTGCTACATATTCTAAAAACACCCTATTAGGCGGAGCGTTTTCCATACTAAACTTAGTAACTCCGTGTAAAGAACCATTAGAACCTAATCTATCAACAGTACCTGATATATCATAACTATCACAACCAAACGCACCTACGTGTTCGTTGCCAGGATATTTAGCTCCGTTTTTAGTTATAATTCTATTTTGCAAATTAACATCAGGTATCCAGCTTATTTTAAATCGACCGTTATTGTTTGGCATAAACTCTACTGTAGTATCTTTTACACCATTACGCCATTGAAAACTACCTTGTGTTACAACGCCAGACATTTTAATTTCTTCGTTGTAATCTATTTGCTCATATATTTTAGTTAAATTAAATAAACTTTGTTTTGTTTCATCTCTAAAAGCATGTTGCTCTGTTCTTGGAAACTGTCTATAAAACTCATTTAAAGCATCTTGATCAGATTTTAAACCTTCTACTTCGTTGCTCCAATAATTAATTACTCCGTCTCTAATTCTGTCACCATATGGTCCAACAATTTTCTCTGTTGGATTCTCGAATACAGGTAATCCATAAGAATCAATGTATCCTTCGTAGTTCCATTCCATAGGTATGAACAAACTATATAGTCCTGAGCGAGTCTGTCCATTGCGGTTTCTTTTGGTAACATCTGAGTCATAGTATAATTTTTTAAAGTTATCACCACCTTTATCTAACGCGTTTGATGTTGAGCCCATCATGCATTTACCAACTATTCTACTACCTAATCGTAACGTGGTTTTCGTAACCCTCCAGTTGTTGAGGATGTTGTTCGGACGCTCCCACTTCCCCGACTCATCATGGACGAGGAGCTTGAGTTTCTCACCGTCATAGGAGTTGTCACCGGTGTTCTTCCAATCGATGGTGGTGTCAAGTCCTTGTAATTCGTCCTGTAGGGTTTCTTCGGTGGTGGCGGCGGTAAGTTTACGACGGGTGTACTTGGTGGCTGGTACACGGTAGGCAAGCTCGGTCTTGGGCCTGTCCATTCCGTCCTGGGTCGGCTTGAAAAAGAAGGGGTAATTAACTGATATGGGTACCACCTTATCTGTGAACATCTTCTTGGCATCAGGTCCAGACTTGGATAATATACCATACCTGGAGTCACTTGATATG